AATTCGTGGTATTAACTTGAAACATGCCCGGCCAGATGTTATCTTTTGCGATGACGTACAGACCAAAAAGAACAGTGAAAGCCTTACAGATTCTGCAAACCTTCTTTCCACACTTGTGGGAACCATTTTCAAGGCAGTTTCTCCTAGGGGTAATAGAATTATCATTTATGTTGGAAATATGTATTCCGACAACTGCGTTCTTGGCAAACTCAAAAAGAATCCTTATTGGATTTCCCTGGTTACTGGAGCAATTCTAGAAGATGGCCAACCTCTTTGGCCGGAGCTTTTTTCCTTAGAAGATCTCATGGAGGGTTATTACCATGATGAATCTCTTGGAATGAGCCATGTCTGGTTTGCGGAAGTAATGAATGATCCAACAAGTACCGCGCAGAACATATTTCCGCACGGACTTCCAGATTCTCCCTTTGAGGAATTCCAGCTTTCTAATCCCGACGGCGCATTTATTACAATTGACCCGGCCGGATTTAGAAAGAATAGTGATGATAATGTGATTTGCGTCCATCTTAAACTTGGCGAGAAGTCTGCAATTGTAGAAACAGCCAAAGGAATTATGGATCCAGAACAGCTTATCCTTAAAGCTTTGGCCTTGGCAGTAAAATGGAGATGTTCTCTAATTGGAGTCGAAGATACTGGTTATCAGATGACTCTTGGATTCTGGCTAATGAAATACATAGCCCAGTTCCAGATGCATGGCCTGGCAGTGGTGCCATTAAAACCACATGGAAGAAGTAAGGAATCAAGAATACGTCTCTTTATAGCAGAACTATACAATGAGAGTTATTATCTTCATGATCCACAGACTCGCAGGGACTTCACCTGGCAAGCTTCCACATACAAACTTGGGAAATCTGATAATAAAGATGACCTTTTGGATGCTTGTGCATATGGTTTGGATGTCCGAAACGAATACTGGCATATGATATCTCTACTTGATTTTGGGCTGACTATAGACGGGGAATGCAAGGTTCTAACGAATAATACACCTTTCTGAGGAAAAACCATGCCACAAGTTTCAAAGCAGGTTCAACAGAACATCATCGAATATGCCAAATATATTCTCCAAGCTCATAAAGAGAATGAAGAATATTGGAACAAGATGGAAGCTATTGACACTGCATACGCTCTTTATAAGACAAATATTGACCCAATTACCGGAACTGTTCACGGAGAAGGAATTGATGCTGCTACTACTCCTGCTGGGGTTTTTAATAGCCCTTCTACCACTCCCCCTGTTATTGTTGCTCAAGTCGATAGTATGGTCGGATATCTTGCAGAAGTATTCCTGTCCGGCTCCCCCTTATTCCCTATCGTGTCTAGTCCAGCTAACAGAGACGATGCGGCAACATTGGAAGCTCTTTTTGACGATCACGCTAAGTTGGGTGGCTATCCTAGGCAGTTACTTATATTTATTCGCGACTGTGTTAAATACAATCTCGGGGCGGTAGAAACTGACTGGACTTCCATTCCGCAGTATTCTGTCATGGATGAACTCGTAGCAACCAGTGGGAAGAACAAGATAAACAAAAACGCCATGCATTACACCGAACTCACACGCATGGATCTTTACAATACAATCTGGGACAGAAATACGGCACCAGGAGATATTTCTGCAAAGGGGGATTTCGCTGGCCATATCTCCATTCTTTCCCGACAGAAATTAAAAAGACTTCTAAATAAACTCTCAGATGAGTCAGAAGTCATGAACACGAATGAAGCCCTGAATAGTTATATCACTGGAGAAGCTCCCAATTATAGGCAGCACCCGCAGGTTTCTGATTATATTGGAAGTAGAAAACCGCTTTCTATGAACTGGGAAGCCTTCCTTACGGGTCAGGATGAGAATGGAGCAAAGAAGAACATTGTAGGAAATTACGAGCTAATCAAACTCTATGCTCGTCTTTGTCCTTCCGATATCGGGATCCCAGGACCGGCCAGGAATACTCCGCAGATTTATCAGTTCCAGATCATCAATGGTGAAATTCTCATCAGTGTGAAGAGGATCATTTCCGCTTTTGATTATCTCCCAATTCTTTTCTGCCAACCGTTTGAAGATGGGCTTGATTACCAAACCAAGTCAATTGCAGAAGGCTCTATTCCTATTCAGCAAGCAGCTTCTACTCTCTTCAATATAAGTTTCAATGCGGCCAGGCGTGCAGTTTCGGATAGAGCTTTATTTGATCCAAATGCAATCAATATCAAAGATGTGAATGCCCCAGTTCCTGCGCCGAAGATTCCTGTCAGGATGAATGGATTAAATGGGCGGCCGATTTCCGATGCCTATCATCCAATTCCTTTTGATCCAAGGGGAACAGAGGGAGCAATGCAATCGGGGATGCAAATTGTTTCTTTTGGGAAAGAACTCTCTGGACTCAATAATCCAATGCAGGGACAATTCCAAAAAGGAAACAAGTCAGTTGTTGAATGGCGGGATACTATGGGAGGAGCAGATTCCAGACTCAGGCTTCCTGCACTGGCTATGGAATTTCAGTTCTTTGTTTTTCTGAAGGAGATTCTGAAATTCAATATCTTCCAGTACGGTGAAGATTCTGTGGTAATTTCCCAGCGCACCGGTGAAGAGATGCAAGTCAAAATCCAGCATTTGCGCCAGAAGGTTCTAGCATTCCAGGTTGCGGATGGTTACACACCAAAGAGTAAACTGGCAAGTACAGAGGGAATTATTCAGGTAATGACCATGATTAGCCAGAGTCCTATATTGCAGCAGACTTATGGAATGATGCTCCCAAATATAGTTGCACATTTGGCGCAACTTATGGGAGTTAAGGGACTTTCCGAATATGCACCGCAAGCGACGCCCACGGCAACACAGCCTTCTCCTTTAGATAAGACACAGCAAGCGAATCCTGATTTTATTGGTAATATCCAGGAGAATGATTTAAGGCAGCAGGAAATTGCCGCTCGTGAACAGGGGCTTCAATTAAGGCAACAAGAATTAGGGGCACGTCAATGAGTCTTGCCAGTCAGATTTTACCGGATCATACATTAACTCCGGTACAAATTGATCACTTAATCACAGTGTTCAATGATCCAACAGTTCGGGATTACCTAAAAGGTCTCGCAAGAGAATGCAGTAGAGACCTTTTAGAACTTCCCATTCTGTCAGAAACCCCAGAGTCGGTGCATAAAAAACACTTATTTGTCTCTGGTCAACTCCTTGTTTTATCAACTCTACTTTCAATCTCGAAGGAATAAAAATGGGCATTTTCGATTCTATCATGGGTAATAATAAACCGGCTCCTGTTCCAGCTCCAGCTCCTGCACCAGCTGCGGCTGAAAAGCCTGTTGAGCCAGTTAATCCCCTTGACGTGTACAAGAATATGTTTGATACTAGCAAAAATGCAGAAGCAGAAGATGTTGCTCCTGCTTTCAAATTGGATGACAAAGTTCTTTCTGAGGTTTCAGGAAAACTTCAATTTGCTAGTGGTGTTAATCCAGAATTAATGCAGCGTGCTCAGGGCGGGGATGTTAATGCTCTTATTGAAATGATGAATGCAGTAGCACAAAATGCTTACAAAGCTGCAATCAGTCATGGAACAGCTCTTACTGATACCCACCTGAATTCGCGGGCCGAATATGAAAAGAAAACCCTAGGAAGCAAAGTAAAGGAACAGCTCATTTCGAGTCAATTGGCAGATGTACCTAATGCTAACCATCCTGTTGTCAAAGCAGAACTGGCTAGGATCGCAAGTATGTTTGCCAAACAAAATCCCGACGCATCCGCAGAACAAATCAAGACTGAAGCTGTTCGATATCTTAAAGAGGTACAGGCAGCTATGAATCCAACTGACCAGTCACAACAAACCCAGAAAACTGCTGGAGAGATTGATGATTGGGAGGCATTTTTAACTAGTTAATAAAGGACATTACAATGGCTTTAATGGAAGGTATCTTTAACACAGTTCCCCGAACTGGGCATCCTGCGGAACTGAACAAGAAGTCGCTCTGTGCAACTCTTATGCGGCTTATGCCTAATGGGGCTTCTCCCATTACTGGTCTCTCTGCAATGATGGGAACCACTACTGCTGTGGCTTCTACTCATGGTTATTTCAGTAAGACTGTGGAATTTGTTTCCACGACTGTTGCGTCCAACTATTTGGCTGCGGCTGCAACTATTACTCTGACTTCTGCCGCTGGTATTGGTGTGGATGATATTATCCATAACGTAACCACCCGTGAGAATATGCGAGTTACTGCTGTTGCTGGTAATGTTGTTACTGTCACAAAAGGTTTTGGTCGAGTTGCTGATACTACTGGAACTGCCGCGGATAAGATTATCAAGGTCGGTTCTGCCAAGCCGGAAAATAGTGCTCGTCCTACAGCTCGTCAATTCCCAGTTACTTATGTTTCCAACTTTACGCAAATTTTCCGTAATGCTTGGGCCGTGACCGGAACTGCTAAAGCTTCTTTGCATGAGATTGGTTATTCCAATATTGCTGAAGGTAAATCGGACGCAGCTTTAATGCACCAGGCCGAGCAGGAAACTGCTTGTATTTGGGGCCAGGCCAAAATGGATACTTCTGGTGCCCAGCCAATTCATGCAACGCAAGGTATTATTGATGCTGTTCGTCAATATACTTCCAATGCAAACTACGTGACTGCTGGCGGAACTACTACTTTAACTCAATTTGTTACTTACGTAGCCAAAGCGTTCAAGTATTCTACCGATTTGAGCAATCCTCGTATGCGTTATGCTTTCGGTGATTCTAAAGCGATTGAAGTTGTTAATCAGATTGCTATCAAGAATGGTCAGGTTCAATTAATGCCGGAAACTACCAATTTCGGTATGGACTACCAATCCTTCACCTGCTATAAAGGAAAGCTGCGTCTTTTGGAACACGCTCTTCTGAATGGTTACGATGAAACTGCTGGCCGCCTGATTATTCTGGATATTCCTTCTATCAAGCTGGCCTATATGAATGGTCGTAATGCTAAGGTGGAAGAATACGGAGCTTCTGGCAATATCGTTGAAAATGGTACTGACGGTCAGGGCGGAAGCTATACTTCTGAGATGGCTCTGGAACTTCGCAATCCTTGGGGTTGTGTTGTCATTGAGGGTCTTACTGCTGGCGCTACCGGCTAATTTTATAATCCCACTATTCAACAGGTCCACTCCCGACCTTTCCTGAATAGTGGGGTTTTTTCTTAGGAGATTTACAATGCCTCATAATGTATTTGTTCGTGATGATGGTGGTGGTATTTATTCCCGTCCTGTTCCAGAAAATTTCTTGAACTTCGGGGCTTTTCCATATGTTCTTAGTCAATCAAGTTTCCAACGTTGCCTTGTAGCTTCTCTTGTTGCTAGTACCACCGCAGCTAGAACTTCTAATGTAGTGACTGTCACCGCTACTGCTCATGGGATTCCTAGTATTTATAATGGATTCCGTTTTTATTACCCTGGTTCTGCTGGATTGGCGGCTGGATGGGTTGATAATATTACTGTTGTCGATGCTAATACTATTACCTTCCCATCAGTTGGTGCTGATTTTACTAGTCAGAGTGTTAATGCTGCGGCTGCCTATACTACCGCAACCAATATTCCTGGTGGAATTCTTATCCCGGCTGGTATGGTGTCTGATTCTTCTTCTATCAGACTCACTGCTCATATTGCTTCTATTAATACGGCGGCCACTAAAACCGTTAGACCATTCTTAGGAGTTAATGCTATTGCTCCAGCTCAATCCGGAACCACCTATAATTGTATGTTAAAAGAGTGGGAACTTTGTATGCTGAATACTACCCAAATTGTTGGTCATCTGGTTGCCCCAAACAATTCAGGTAGCGGTTCCATCTCATCTGGAGTTGCCTTTAATACTTTGGCAGACAATTTAATTCTTACCCAGCTTACCGTAAGTGCGGCCCAAGATTTTATTGCTCTACTTCAAGCGCCTAAGATCATTCTTTTCCGATAAAAACAATCCCCCGTTTCGGCGGGGTTTTCCTTTAAGGAGGAATAAACAATGGGTAGTTTTATTCACGTATATACGGATGGCGGAGGAATTCGAGAAGCACGAGTTCCTGATGATTATTCTGGACTAGGAAGCCAACCGTTCGTTGTAAAATTTCCTGGTTTTCGTAAGAGTCTTCTTGCATCTCTGGTAGCTAATAGTACTGCATCTCGTACCTCTGATATTGTTACTGTTACTGCGACTGCGCATGGAATCCCTACTGGAACTACTTATGTAGGATTTCGTTTCTTTTATCCCGGTTCTGCAGGATTGACTGCTGGTTGGTATGATTCCATTGTCTCCATTCCTGATGCAAATACAATCACATTTAATGCCCCAGGAGCTAATTTTAGTTCTCAAAGTGTTAATGGAGCTGCTGCTTATACTACACTGACTAGCGTATTTGCGTTTTCTATTGCAGCAGGATTTTTGAAGCCCTTTAGTAGGATAACATTTGTATATTTTCGCTCAGGAGATATTACAGCAACCACTAAAAATATTAGAAACGTAATTAACGGCTTTCATATGGGGTTATCCTCGGCCACTACCGCACCTCAGGGAACTCATAGAGTAACAGTTGCATTGGAAGGTGGATTTATGATGTCTGCTGCTTCTCAAGATCAGACATTATCTACTTCTTTCCCCATAGGTGCACTAGATCCATTAGTAGATAATACTTTTGGCTTTTCTGCTAGTTTATCGGCTGCTGGTGCTTTTGTTGCTATTCATAATGCTTCTATGGAGATCATACACTAATGGCTATCACACGATTTGCTACAAAAGAAGAAGCTGAGGCAACCGAAGGTCAAATTACTTGGGTCTTTGATGCCGATGGTAATAACTGGGAGGTTCGTACGGATTCTGATACGTATGAGGATCTTAGACCAACAGTTACCAAATGGCAATTTGTCCAAGCTTGTGTTGATGCTGGAATTACAGAAGCACAACTTGATGCTGCTGTAGCTCTTATGACTCCAAAACGTAAAAGATTTTGGGCTTATACTGGTAAACTGGACAGAGATAATCCTTTTTCCAGTAGACTCCGTACTAATTTAACCCCAAGTCCTACGCCAAAAGAATGGAATGCAATCTTTCTTGCGGCTTCCGAACTTGATTTTTCAAAGGTATAAATCATGGCTATTTTGCATTTTGCTACGCAAGCAGAAGCGGTTGCTGCTGTTCTTGCTGATGGTGGGGATGTTAGGACTAATATTGCATTTACGTTGAACACTAACTTTCCTTGGGATGCTTATACTGGAGAACATAGGCAGCCACCTCCTGAAGTTTACCTTTCGCAGCGTCAAGTAATGGAGAGATTAACCCAGGCTGAGAAATCTGCTATCTTAGGTGCTTGTCTGCTCGGTAATACCAATGCAGTTTATTCTGTAGTTCTTGCTCCCACTGCCGATGAATTTCAATTCAATGTTGCATATGCGAGTGAGGTGTTTGCACAATTCGTAGCAGATGGGCTTATAACTTCCCAAAGAGCCGCTGAAATTCTTTCCTAGGAGAAAATAATGAATTTTGCCGAGGCAGTTGATGCTGTTCTCTCTGTAATCAAACGCCCAGATAAGACTGCTGAGGCAGGAGTCATAGTCAATGCAGTTCTTAGTAGGTCTATTTTAAAGACGGAGTTTTCAAAAGATCTGGTGGAAACTTCCATTCCACTGGATTCCTCTCTTTATGTACAGACTATTGATCTCGCAACTCTATCTTCCCCACTCATCAGATTCCGCAAGTGGAAATACTTGAAACTTCCTGGCGCTACCCGTTATCTCAATTTCATTGACCCACAGAATGTGTTTGTTCCTGGAGGCTTTACCCAGGTCGATGGATATTACATGATTGGATCAAGTCTTACGATCATTCCATCTTCCACTGCCTCTTCTTTACTAGTTGGTTATTATCAATATGCGCCAACCCTTACAGGAACAGCTGAGCATTGGTTCCTGGAACTCTGTCCGTATGCAATTGTTTATCAGGCAATTGGTGAACTTTTAATTTCAATGGGGGATGCGTCCAATGGAAAGACTTATAAATCTATGGGTGATGAGATGTATATGGTAGCTGTAAATGATTTCAGAGATCAGATCACGCATTAACAGGAGCTTTGATCATGCAAGAAGAAAGAAGAAAATACGACCACATGACAGACTCCCAGAAAATAGATCTCCTATTGGAAAAGCACGAGGAACTTCTTAATGCTTTTCCATATGGTATTGATCATCATAAAAGGGAACACCAGGCCGCAGAGGAATCTAAGCAAGAGAATGCAAAACTCCTCAAAGAGTTAAAGCATTCAATTCTTAAGACTTGCGTCCTGGTTGTTCTTACCTCCGTAGCAGGACTTTTAATGATGGGAGCCAATGTGAAATTCGTTGCCTTCCTAAGGGGGTTAAATGCTATTCAATAGATTCAGTGAAAGAATTAAGGCTGCGTCAGCTGGGGGATTTGCTGGAATTCCAGGAGGTGCAGCTGGGGATATTCTAGTTAAAGTCTCAGGAACAGACTACGACTATATTTGGACCGCAGCTCCTGGCACCTTTACAATTTCTGCTGGTAATTAT